AAGGTGCTGGAGACCTTCCGCACCCAGGTAAAGGTGCACGAGCAGGCCCTGCGCGAGCTGAAAGAGATCCGCATCGAGCGAATCATCAAGAACCACGCGCAGCTGCTCGCCCTGGTCGACTGCCTGCGGCTGATCATCCCGCTCACCGATCGGCAGCACGCCGGCGCGCAGCGTGAGCTGGTGGCCATGGCGCTGGCTCGCCAGACCGCCGTCAACGCCGACCCGGCCGAAGTGGCCGAGTTCTGGGAGGCCTTCGACTACCTGCAGGGCCTGAGCGAAGACCCGGTGGTGGACCACTCGAAGAAGCCGGACGTCATCGCCGTGAACCTCAACGAGTTCTGCGAGCGCGCCGCCGACCACAAACAGAAGATCGCCGACATCGGCACGCTGCGCACCCTGCTACCCAACAGCCGCTCGCGCAAATACCTCATGCACAACAAGGGCGTGGACAGCGCCGTGCGCGCGGCCTTCAACCGCCGCAACCACCTCAGCCAGCGCGGCACCACGGTGAAGTGCTGGATTTTCCAGAACCCCGACCCGACCGGGCGCGGCAACGCCTGATCGGTCGAGCAACACCCCAACCCAAGGAGAAGCACCATGCAAGACGAAAAAACCACCGAGCCCAAGCCGTTTTCAGCACTCAAGGAGGCGCTTTTCTACCTTGATTACGCCAACGACCAAGTTCTCGAGGCGGAACGCGACCTGGCGAAAGCAAAGCAGGCGTTCACTGACAAGCTGCGAGCGCTCGGGCCT